TCAAGCTTTCCTAATATATTCTATCACCTTCACAGCATTTCCCTGCTGTAGATGAGAGATCATGCTGCTCTTGATCTGCCGGACGTCTGCATCTGAGAGCCTTCCCGATGCCCGAAGCCTCATAATACCTTTGAGCTTTCTGCGCTTCGCCGTCAGCTTGCGCTTATCAGGCTTGAGCACAACCTTGCCTGTATCGGTGAGAATAAACTTCCAGCCGAGAAATACTATGCCATGTGGCAGTTTCTGAAGCATGGTCTTTTTATTCAGAGCCAGACCGAGGCTGCTGAGATGCGCCCTGATAATCATCAGGGCCTCCCTGAGCTTCTCAAAGCTCTGATCTATAAGTATGAAGTCATCCATGTATCTGACGTAGTGCTTGATCCGAAGTTTCTCTTTGATAATGTGGTCCATCTCGTCGAGATACATCAAGGCTATGAGCTGACTCACCTGACTGCCGAGGCCTATTCCCTTTTCACCGGGGAAGCTGTCGATAATATCATAGAGCATCTTCTGAAGATGCTCGTCTGTGATGCGCTTTGCGATCTGCTGCTTCGCTATGCTGTGATCTATGCTTTCAAAGAAGTGATGAACGTCGCACTTGAGGTAGTAGCCCTCGTTGCCCTTGCTGACGCGGTAGTATCTGCGCAGATGCTCCTTCAAGCGCTCAAGGGCGTAGTGTGTTCCTCTACCTTTCTGGCAAGCGCAGTTATCAGCTATGAATGATCTTGTAATAGCATCATATACTGTGGCGTCGCAGAAACTTCTCTGCACCTGCCTGTCTCGGATCCTTGTAGCGGTGATGTGCCTCTGCTTGGGTTCATAGACTTCAAACTCCTGGTAAGGCAGCAGCTTATACTTGCCGCCCTTAATAGCGTCAGTGACCTTTGCGGTGTTCTTCAAAGCGTTGAGCTCGTACTGTGTGACCGAGGTTTTCCATCTTACGTTTCTACAGCATTTCTTCAGGCTTCTGTACATCTGCCCGAATTCAAGATAATCCTGTTCTTTCATAATTCCCTCCTGAAAAAATAAAGTGCCGCCTGTTTATAGCGGACTACCTCTTTTGAGGCAGCCGCATCAGGCGGCTATTTCGTCGGCATTGCCGATCAGGTCGACTCTTCCTTGCATAGAGGCACTGCTTTCACTTTCACTACTCGTTCTCGCCGTAATTATGCAATCCGCCGGGGCGCCGTAGGCATTGTTCGCATTGTTGTTGTTCAACGCGCCCGAAGTGTTGACGTTGCGCTCGTTGTTGGCGTTAGAGGGGTTCGGGGTACGCAACCACCAGTTGTAGGCATATTCAAGAGCCGACCTATATAGTAAGTTCAGACAGTCAGCTGCCTGAGTCTTTCCATATCATGCTTGCGCCATCCTATGACGCGGTTCTCTGCTGTGAGCGTCAGACTGCTCCATATTCCGGCTTTCTGTGAGGGAATGCAGTAGCTTTCGTATGCAATAGTCATCAAGCCCCAGAGTGCCTCGAAGTCGAGAAGGACCTGATACTGCAAGGATAGTCTCATCTTCGCGAGCGGTATCGTCGATGCGTCTATGCGGTTCGCCTGCCTTACCTTTGCGACGATATCAAGGCAGTTGTCGATGATACGACTACAAAGGTTCCAGCGAGCCTTTTTCGGAAATATTTTTTCATTTTCGCACATCTGTATTGTGTATTTAACCATGTCAAGAGTTTCTTTGAGAGCCTGTAACTTGTTTTCTGTCCTTTTATTCTTGGGTACTGACATATATATTACTTCCTTTTCTGTAGTTGTTGTGTATTTTCCGCCTCCTGACGGAGTCGGATTATCTGGATTACTGGATTATGCAAGCCGCCGGGGCGCCGTAGGCAAAGTTCGCACCGTCGTTGTACAACGCGCCCGAAGTGTAGACGCAGCGCTCGTAGTAGGCGTTAGAGGGGTACGGGGTACGCAACCACCAGGAGTAGGCATTGTTGTTAGATGTTCTTTTTTTGATTCTGTCCTCATTGCCTGCTCCGACGTAGGTATCGAGCACGGTGCCGACGTTAGGAGCTGACGAGAGATTTACCTCGGTGTGAGACAGCAGGAAGATCTTATCCTCTGCTATCGTATACGGCGTCTGAAGTCCGAACGGAGTATCGTCGATACCTCCATACTCGAAGTCGTTGCAGGTGATATACTCTATTTCTGGAGTTACGAGCACTGACTTGAGATCTGCACTCAGCTGCGTAAGCTTGCCTGCAATTGTTCTTTGTGTATATGGTCGATCGAAAATGTTTGTTGGTTCCCACCAAGCGCTGCCTGCTCCGTCTGAGTTGAGGAATTGCCTTATTCCACTCTGATAGTAGTTGTTGCTGCCATATCGCACTCGCTTCACGTTGTTCAGCCGCCCGTATGGGCTATCGGCGTCTGACATTCTGAGTTTAGCTGTACCAAGGTCGACGGCGGCCATCTCCCCGTCCCACTCTGAGAGATTGACGTTGTTAAGTGCGGTCACCGATGTGCTCGATGCGTAGCTTGCCATCTTAGACGGCATCTGCTGATAAGCCCATGTGTATACAAGCTGACCGCCTGCTGGTGTGGCTACCGGAAACGTAAAAACGTATGTCTTTCCTCCACCGTATGTAGCATCATAGCCTTCCGGCAATGTGAAGCGATATGTACCAGCAGGGAGTTCCTGTTCGAGATAAAGAAAGGCTTCTGGTGCATCGAACTGCACTGTTTCGGAAAGATCGTGCTCGCAGAGTGTGATGCTGTGCGTATATCCTCTTGCTGTAAGCGTAGGATCGAAATGCTTATCGTATGCTACGATGTCTATCTTCTTTGAGGCTTCGTCGCCCCATACGTTGTAATACGTGCCGAGCGGGAGGAGCTCAGCAGCTTTTCCCGCTCTGACTATCTTACGGACATCAGACCAGGACTTCGGCTCAGTAGGCACTTTCCCGCCACCTGCCGCCCTGCCAAGCAGAGCGGTATACCCGTCATCGGCGGGGAGGCTCTTACTCGCCTTCAGGATCTCGAATAAGCTCGTCATCCTCTACTCCTTTCTCCTCGCCCTCGGTCTCCAGGATCTCAAGCTCCTTTTCCTCAGGCTGCTCGACTTCAATCTTCTGTCCCTTCTGGAGAGATGGGCTGCTCAGGCTCATGCTCTTGGCACTGCTTGCCTCACCGTTAGAGTTCTTCCACTCATGTGAGCTGTTCATGACGTACATATCGCCTGTTGCGATGTCGTAAGCTATAGAGCCCATGTAGAGCTCTTTGCCGCTTACTGCATCATATGTAGGCAGGTCGGCAGCCGTATCGCAGAATATCTCTGCTCTTATGACCGATACTGTATTATTGGTGCCGCTGAAGCGGATGAAGTCTGATTTTCTGATGCTGTACATAGTTTCCTCCTATCAGAGCTCTTCGAGGAGCCCGCTGTATTTGTGGTCGTCGATTTCGATAATCGCCTTGATGGTTTTTTTGTCAATGGGCTTCACTGGCCCGACAAGTCCGGGACGGTATCCGTCATCATATATGCCGTCCTGGACGTTGGGAATACCAGCCTCAGCACATACGTCGTAAACCTTCGCGCCCTTGTAGAACGCAGAGCGGATCTCGTAGTGGCAATGAGCTCCGCCGGGACCATCGGGGAGCACATAGCCTGTGTATCCCTCCATTCCGAGCACATCAGTGATTTTTACCTTGTCACCGACCTTAACTCTTGCACTGTTCTCTGTAAGATGTCCGTAGTAGCGTATCTTTTTCACGCCGTCTTTGCCGGCAACATCGTCCTTCGTAGCTACATAGTAGCCGAAGCCCTGCTTGTGGTTCGCTGCGTTTTCCCACCCTACATGGATAACCTCTGCATTAGCACAGCTGTGGATCTCTTTGCTGTCGATGCCGACAAGGTCAATTCCATCGTGAGAGGGGTTCAATGGTGGTCTGTACCCTTGACTGACTTTGAATTTTCCACAATACGGTGAATTCATTTTTCTTCCTCCTCGCCTTCAATGTTTTTCAGCCTTTTTACAATTTTCTTCGCCCATAGTGCCTTCGGATTTATCTCGCAGTAATTTTCAAGCATCGAAAGCATCTCCATTATGACTATATATGCGAATACTGCGATTGCCGCAAGCGTGCCCGCTATCTGCGTCAGCTGCTCGGGCTTGTCCCCGTAGTAGTGTCCGAGGGCCTTGATACCTATTTCCAGTCCACAGGTGGCCGTCATGATGATGATCTCAGCTATCTTGTTCAAGCCCCCTTTCCGCATCTTGCTGCTGCTGAGCTTCCTTGTGATGTATGCCTTGATTATACCTGTGATGAAGTCCGCTATTGCGAGACCGAGTACTACTGTTATCATGATTATATACTGCATTATGTTTTCCTCCTTAACTATCTGCATTGTTATCACCTGCGCTTATACTTGTGAGTTGTGCAGTTGACTGCACAGAGCTGAGACTGTTGCCGCCCTGAAGTGCAAGTATCATATCATACATTTCCTGATAGCTCGGACGGTATGGCTGGAACTCATGAGATACAGCCCATGCCGCAGATGAACATATCATAGGGCGAAAAATAATATTATTGACTGTTTGGTTCTTGGGGATTACTATATATACATTTACTTCGGTGGAAATGGCAGGTATAGTGTTTCCTGCTCCCATATCCTTAACGTATGTTCTGTATGATCCTCCGCGCTCTTCGAGAGATATGTAAGCACCTGCTTCATTTTCAGGCGTGCCAGAAATGATGCAGCCTGCTTCTGCACCTATTTCAGCAGCGGTCATAATTTTGATCGAGATAAACGAATTAGCGGAGCCGTTATTCGTTCCGTCGGCTGTAACTGTGCCGTCGCCATTGACTGTGAATGTTATGCCGTTGTGTACTTTATCGACTGCGCTCCATGATAGCTCGTTTTTCGGCCCTGAGTCAACCAGTTCGACAAGAGCAGCTCGGTCTGCCAGTGCGTCAGTCTGGAGCTGAGCAACATCTTCAGCCAAGCCGTGCAGAGCTGCGTCTATCTTATCAGCGTTCTCGGTAAGTACTGTCATACTGAACTTATCAGCATGGTCTTCCTGCTTTCCAAGGTTGTAATATTGGGTGTATGTAGTTGCCATCTGCTATCCCTCCAGTTCGTTGATTGATCGCCGCTCAAGATCAGATATGGAGAATAGTTCCATACCGGCTATATTCTGACTCATGAGAGCGGTCTGAGTGTTAAAAAGCTCTTGCTGTACGGTCTGATTGTTAGCAGTATTTTTCCCTGCTACCGAATTCGGACTTACTATCGTTTGCGACATAACTGTCTGCCTGATAAGTGAAGCTCTTGTATTTCCGAGTGCCAGCTGTACAGCTTCGCCTGTCAGTTCATTCCTGCGGATGCTTACGATCTTCATATCAACATCTATGCCGAGATGTTCGACGTATACCGTGCCCTTGTAGCCGACGTCATAGTTTTGTAAATCAATATAGTCCTTGTACTTAGGATCGCCTTTGATATGTGCCGTATTTACTACGATTGATATTTTCGGAGTTTTTACGGTCTCCCAGTAGCTCAGTGCATCAGTGATAAGCCTTGCAAGGTCATCAGTCATCTCGGCGCCCGGTCCTATCCATTCAGCCGGATCATACATATAAGCCATATTTACAGCATGATCTGAGTACGTAAAATGCACACGTTTTGTTTTGTGATGATGTATGATCCATTCGCTGCCGGCTGGATCATACCACATTGCGCACATATTTCCGTAATTGTCTACGGCAATCAGATTAGTCACCCACTCAGACATATCTATCTTGAAGCTTATTCCCGTGAGATCTGTGCCGTATCTGATGCTGAATGCGTTGCCTTCAGGTGCTCCTTCCATATCATTATTGACTGAAAGGTGGAAGTTGTCACGGAATACTTCCCCGCCGTATCGGCTTGTGAGGCTGTTATCCGCTCCGAAGATGCTTTCAATAATGCTTTGATCTGTGATCTGGCACTCCATCTGTCCCGTCAGGTCTGATGTAATATCAAAAACATACTCTCCGACGATAGGCTGTTGGTTCGGGAAGTCCTGCACTCGGTGAGCGTTCAGCTGCGTGATGTAATCTTCTCCGCCCGCAGCTGAGAAGACTGCTTCTTCTATCCAGTAGTCCGCCATGTCGTATGTTATATGTTTAGCATGGGCCGATATATACTCCGTGTCTGCATCGAGGATCGTTTCCGTCTCGTCTATTCGGTACAGCTGACCGTTGACCTTGATCACGTTTTGACATACTATATATGTCCATTTCCCCCACTCGTCGCAGGGATGTTCAAGAGTCAGATCCCATCGCCCCTTATCTTCCTTGTTAGAAATGATTTCAGAAGGCAGCAGGATCGCTATGCCGTTGTGATCGTATCCGCTCTGTGGCTCATGTATATCATATATGCTGATCTGTGCAGGTCTTTCCTCCGCCCACATCGGAATCGGTTCAAGCTCCTTGTATTTAATGTAGATTGATGGAGCTACATCTGTTTCGCAGGTGATTGTATTCCTGCCGTAGTATGTAGGGATCGTTATGCCCGTCGAGGCTAATGAGACCGAGCTTCCTGCTTGCAGCGGAGCGTTTATCGGTATTGTGATGCTCGTGATTCCGCCGCTTACAGATTTTATCTTCAGCGGTATCACTATACTGTACGGCTGCCAGCAAGTATCGCCGCTGAATGTAGCTGTATACGCCGAAAGCGTGAAGGATGTTTCAGGAGTATCTGCTGAGAAGATCATGAAGCGGTATGCACAGTCTTGTGAATTCGGGTAAATTTTTGAAAGAAGGCCGACAGTCGTCGATGCTGATAGCGTGAATGTTTTTGCTTTCCTGTAGAAAGAGATCGGTGATACAGTCTCGTCTGCTTCGTCGAGGAAGTCCGTGTCATCGACAAGGATATTCCCGCCACTGTCAAAAAGCGTATAGTACGGGTTTTCACCGTTCGCGAGGGCTGCGATTGTGCTGTACAGCCAGTAGTACGGATTAATATATTCTATAATAAGCTTGTACGTACCGGGTTCCAGAGTTCCGAACCACTGACAGTTAGCATAGTTTTTCTGCCGATAGTCCTCTATCTTCCCGTTACCGTCTCTCGTTGTCGTGACGTATATCCATCTTTGATATGTATCTGTCGCAGCTGTCCCGGGTGGTATCGTCACGCCGCTGAACTGATAGCTTGTGCTGATATATCCTCCGTGGCCGTTTGAAATTGTATCTACAGGCAGCAGATTATAATCAAGCCGGTTCGGGCCTATATTTCCAACGCCTCCGGCTGCTCCTGTGATGTTCCAGTCTAAAAGATCACTTCCGTCTGATATGAGCTGTATCGGTGGAGTCGATGTGATTTCTTTAACTTCAGAGGCCATCAATACCACCTCTCCCTGTATGATATCGTCGCGGCCTGTACTCCGCTGTGTGCTATGTAGTTGTCAGCTGGATGCAGGCGTGGGAACGGCCCGCGAGTGAGCTGAGTACAGGCGACTTTATCGCCGCCGGGGCGTGTATAGTAAGCAAGCAAACCGTCACAGTCGAGTGTGATGCTGTATGTGTTCGGATAGCCTGCTCCGATGATCTCCTGCGGTGTTGTGACGGTGATGTTTTTACCGTTGCAGTTGATGTCTGTGCTTGCTGTGTTCGGAGTAAATGTTATTTGAGGATCGCAGGAGACTGATCCCTCATTGTCTACTCTTATATACGGATTAGCGGTTGTAAAATCTACTGTCTTTTCTGACGCCGAATACGCGAAAGGCTCGCACTCGAATACGATAGGCAGCTTCGCCATGAGCAGAGCCTTAGCCTCGGGGACGGGCAGGTGAGCGTATGCGTAGAGTATCTCGGTAGGTGCTGTCGATATGCTCAGTACGCCGTAGCCTCTGAGCGCTGCGTAGATGCTGTGCAGCTCGACAGCGCTTGTATCTGTTATGACTGCATATGCTGTGAGCTCAGAATTCGGGTACCATTCCTTTGTATGAGGGTTCTGCCTTGCTCTTCCCGGTATCGGAGTAAAGTCCGTTTCGGGCGCCCATGTGGGGCGGATCATCGGAGTTGTGATTATCAGCCCGAGATCGTCGGAGCTGATGCCTTTAAAAGTGAATGTACTCATGCTATCACCTGCCTTTTCCCTGCTCGATACGGCGTTCCTGAGCCGCCATGTCCTCAGCCATGCCGTATACGTCGTATTTATCTCTCACCGTCGCGTAGACGGTGTTGTTGTAGTTGTTGATGGTCGTGCCGCTGCCTGCTCCGACGGGGGTATTCGTTGCCGTGCGGCTTAGAGGAGTGATCTTGATACCGCCATTCATCACCTGTAAGAGCTCGGGGCCTGCCTCTGCGACAATACCCTGCTGTCCTATGCCTATGGTGCCGCCTGTGGCGTGAAAGTCATAGCCCTGATTTTTCCAGTATTCGTAGTCCCACTGACTGTTAATACTGTGCTCATTGATGAGGTCGTTGTTTTTGTAGAGCATATCATTAAGATATGATTGATATCTCGACGAAAAGTTGCTTCCGAAAACGTCACCGAGCTCATAGCCTTTTTCTGATGCCCACTGAAGCAGTGACTGGACATCGAAGCCACTGTCGAGCTGTGACTGATACTTTTTCGTGAACTCGTCTGTAAACAGCCCGCCGACGTCTTCGCCGCTTGCTATGCCCCAGAGAAGGAGTTCCGATATGTTATACCCTTTGTCGAGCTGATCCTGTACTATCTTCGTGTAGTCCTCCTGGAATACGTCTCCGACGTCGAGACCTGCCTCCTTCGCCCACTTGGCAAGCTCAGTTATGTCAAAGCCGCCATCGAGCATTTTCTGCACGTTCTCGTGGAAAGTCTCATCGAAGGCTTCGTTTGCATCAAGGCCCGCGAGCCTTGCGGAGTTTACGACCTCGCCCATCTCCTGCATGATGGCGTTAGCTTCTTTCTGCCGCCAGTTCTTAGAGTAGAGCTCTATATCCGAGTATATCTTTTCGAGGCTTGTCTTGTATGCCTCTTTCCTTTCATCAAGGCTGCTCTTTGTATCTTCAAGGATTTCCTTATTCGCGTTTTTCTCGGTGTAAAGGATATCCTTGACATCGTCGTACCTTTCCTCTGCAAAGGCTTTTTCTGCGTCATCAAGGCGGTGCATATAGTCGATGGTGCTGTCAAAGGCCTGCAAAGCTTCCTGCCTATATTGGCTATTTTCCATAACGGCTTGCTTTGCGTCAAGATAAGCTTTCGCTGCTGCCGCAGCTTCATCCGTACCCCACATTTCGCTGTTGCTCTTGCCGAAGGCGCGGGAGTCTTTATACTGACTTAGATACTCTTCGGCGGTGATATCATCGCCTGCCAGAGCTCGGAACTGCTGTTCTGCTGTGTCCATATCAACTCTCGCAGTAACTAACTGAGTATCGAACTTTTCATATCTCGCCTGAGCTTCTGCGTTCTGCCGCATCATTGCCGAGTTCATCGCCATGTACTGATCGACAAGGGCCTGCGCCTTTTTCTTCTCGATCACTTTGTCGATCTCTGATGCAAGCGTCTTGTAGTTCTCGATCTGGTTGCCTGTCATGGTGTACTCAGTACCGAGAGCACTATTGAGCTCGCCGAGGATATACTCGGCTCGTTTCTTGTCGGCATCCTTGACTCTGCCCGAGGCATCTGCGAGACTGTCAAGCTCTTTCCAGAGATCTTCGGTGCGCTTGGACTCGTTCTCGATATCGCCGGCACGATCGTTAAAGTCGTCCTTCATCTTTTTGATCTCTTCGCGGGCAGCGTCTGCGGCTTCCTGCTCCGCTCGGAACTGCTCAGCGACTTCGGCGGATATATCCGTCTCCTCTTTCTGAGCGACTACAAGAGCGCCGATTGCGACGGTAAGACCGACAATTGCTGCTGTGACTGCTACGGCAGGATTTGCAAGCATTGTTGTGTTCAGGAGCTTAGTAGCTCCCTCGGCGGTATTCATCGCTGTAGCAAGTCCCTTGACGGCTTCTGCGCCCTTCAGCGCGGTGCTGGCTATCTTCCACGAGGCATAGGCAGCGCCTACTCCCTTGATGAGCGGAAGCATTTCCTCGCCGAACTTGATGATCTTCGGGAGGCCGTCAACGCCCTTGCTGACGATTTTTTCCACCTTCGGCAGGACTGTCTCGCCGAGCTGTGCGAGCTCAAGCTTGAGGTTGTTCAATGCGACCTTGGCCTTGTCGGGAGCGTCCTGAGTAGCCTCGAAGGTCTCAGATACTACATCGCGCATATCATCATAGCCTGCGGTGAGATCGTCAAGGCTAAAGCGCTGCTCTTTGATTGCCTGAGTCATAGCAGCGGCGCCCTTCTTACCAAAGAGGTCCGTCGCTATCTGGAGAGCGTCCGTCTCGTCCTTAGCGCCCTTGATGCGCTCAATGGTCTCGCCGAGAGCTTCTGTCATCGTCTTTCCGTCAGCTGTTGCTTCCTGCTGTGCTTTCTGCAAGCCCTTGATTGCCGTTGATGTGTCGATACCGTTCGCCTCGAACTGTCCGAGGAGCTCGGCAGACTGCCTGATATCAAGCCCCAGCTCCTTAAAGGTTGCGGAGTTGCTGAGGAGCTCTGACTCAAGGCTGCTTAGGTCCTTTCCTGTCTTCTGTCCGATGTCAGTCAGAGTATCGAGGACTCTGCCAGTATTCTTCGTGTCCTCCTGAAATGCCTTCATGATGCCCGAGACGTTGCGGACGCTGCCCGCAACCTGAGTATCATTCACCTCGGCGTATTTGAGGAAATACGCTGTGAGGCTTTCGAGCTCGTCACCGGTCGCTGCGAAACGTGTATTGATTTCACCTACGGCGGCACCGGTATCTGACATCTCGACGGGAAGGGCACCGAAAACGCTATCAGCAACGCTCTGGAGTTCTTCAAGGCTCTGCCCTGTGGCTCCTGTTTTCTTGATGATGGTATCATAGCCTTCGTCGATTTCTTCCCATGCCTCTTTCGCGGAGGACATGAGCTTCTCAAAGCCGTCTGCTGCGAGCTGTGCAACTGCTCCCTTGAGGACCGTGAAGCCCTCGGCAGAGCTCTCCGCGGTATTCCCCATCTTGTCGAGGTCCCCCGATGTCTTGCCGGCTTCTCCACCCAGTTCGTCGATGCGCTTGCTCGCATCTTCTGCCTGATCTCCTAACTTCTCGGTCTCGGCTCTTGCTTTCTCAAGCTCTCGCTCAAAGGCACGGTACTGTTCTTCGCCGATATCTCCCTTTTCAAACTGCCTTGTTACCTCTGCCTGAGCGTCTTCGAGGAGCTTGAGCTTATCCTTAGAGCTGTCGAGCGCCTTGTTGAGCAGTTCCTGCTTCTGCTGCCATAGTACGGCAGAGTCAGGAGCCTCCTTAAGGGCTCGATTGACTTCGGACATCTCGGCTTTCGCCTTTCGTCCGCCGCTCTCTACATTCGCGAGAGCTTTTTCCAGCTTGACGGTATCGCCCTCATACTGTATTGTGATACCCTTGATTTTCTTACTCGCCATTCTTTCGCCTCCTTGCTATGGCGGGACTGCTGCCGAGCTTCTCACGGTCGGGCTCGGTCGCTGACATAGCCTTGGCGTGTTCCAGCTGGTCGATGCCCTCCGCGGTGCGGCTGTAGTTCCATATGATCGCATCACGGAACAGCTTCCAGAAGTCCGTGATAGGCAGATCCCAGACCTCCGGGAAGCTCATACGGGCATACTCTGCAACTGCCTTGATGTGTGTCGTGGTGCAGTCATACGGGAGTACAGTCTGTGCAGTTGACTGCACAGGCGGGGCTTTGTATTCAGGTGTTTCTTTGAGCTGAGCGAGCCATGCTCCGAGCCTTACTTCGAGTGCAAGTATATCCAGTGCTGAGAGCTTGTCTCTAACTGTTATCCTCTCAATATTTCGCGAGAGGTATTTCTCGGCGGCGTCGATTTTCTCATAGCTGTTTATCGGGCTGAAAAGCCCGTCGCACTCTCTGACGGTCGGTACTCCTATCGTCAGGACCTGCGTTCCCAATCTGCACTGAAAAGCCTGCATTATTACCTCCATCTATGGGAAAAGGCGAGCCGAAGCTCGCCTCATACTATGACTCAGCTTCGGTCTGAGCCTCTTTATCATCTTTCTGCGCCTCTCTTATGAGGGGCGTCCCACGGCGATTTTTGTCGGTGGAAAGTTCTTCAAGGCGCTCCGCCGTTGGCTTGAGCCCTCTGCGCGGATAAGCGTCTCCTGGGAAATACTTGTGACGATTATCCTGCATATCCTCAAAGTACTCAAGTGCCTCGTACCTCATATCATGCTCCTGCGTCTATATTTGCTTCGTCGATAACGAGCAGATGGCCGTCACTGAATGGTTCTGCCTGGATTCTCGGAGTGATCGTTGTAGGCTGACCGGGACGATATGATGCTGCGAAGCCGTTGATATTCTTACCGATCATCGTGTAGCGGACATCGCCCTTGGCCTTGTCCTTGTGTACAGCACGGAAAAGATATGTCTTTCCGTTAGCGTTAGCAACTCCGCCGATTAAGGTGCGGCGCTTTGCTGTTGCTCCTGTTCCTGAGACTGTTGCCGATGCTGTCTCAATGAGCTTCGAGATTGTATCACCGTTCCAGGTGATCATTCCGTAGCTCATATATCCGTTATCGTCGGTCATCTCATTGCGCGACGCTTTGCCGTCATCGCTCTTGACCGAGAAGTAGTTGGTCTGATACTCGAACTCTGCGCCGTCCTTGGTGCGTCCGATAAGGTTAGCGTCTACCTCAAGGGTAGCATCTTCGGGAATATCCGATATTGCTGTACCGGTCCACTCTGTGACATATACATCCACCGAACCAAGAGCGATACGGTCTTTCTCCTGTCTGTATGTAGTGTTATCAGGCATTGCTATTTTCCTCCTCTATGTACTGTATTGTGTGGAACGAGAATACTGTAAGCAGCATTTCCTCGTTCTCAAGCGCTGTATCGCAGTTTTTGTCAATCTCTACCTCACGGAAAAGATTTTCCAGCCTGCGTTCCAGCTGAGGATCCTTGTCCTCGGTGTAAAGCTCTATCGTGATTTCAACGTCGCGATAAAGGTTATAGTTGTCGGCACCTGTTATTTCAGTGTCGGACTCATAATATACGATGTACGGCAGCTTCTGAGCTTTCTTAAATCTCAGATATGCTACCGGTAAGCCAAGCGACAAGAGTCTGTCGCGGATCTCTTTCAGTTCCATTACAGCCCCTCCATCAGCTTGTCAAGTTCTTTTTCGGCGTGCTCATTGACTATCGAGATATGCGGTATAGGGTCGGCATTTCCGACCACTCTCTTAGTGCCGTTCTTTACGACGTGGCCGTTTTCGAGCAGATGCGTGAGACCGCCTTTCGCGTTGTAAATCGTCACTCTCGTGACACCGCGCTCTTTTTCGATGATACATTTCCACTTCTTGCGGTAGTCGCCCTTTTTCAGCTTCTTACTGCTCCCCTTATAGACGGGAGAGAGGCGCTTGAGTTCCTCGACCGCATTGTTAGCGATATCGACAAGCCCGCTTTCCATCTCTTCCACGACCTCTTCGGTCATGGTTCTGGTCGCCTCGGCGAGAGCCTCGACGAACTCATCCGGGGTAATGATCTCATTCATGATCTTCCTCCTTCTGAGCCTTGATGATAAGCAAAGAGTCAGCTTCAGCGAGGTTGTCGATGCTTACTATGTTGTAGTAGCGCCCTCTGTACTTGATGCGGTAGCTATCCGTTGTCATGTCTTCAAGCTTGCTGCAATAGCGGATTTTGAAGTCCTTGACTGCCTTATCACGGGGCTCCTTGGCAGTGTAGCTCTCCTTGTCGGAGTCACCCGTCACTGCGGCCCAGCATGAGTGATAGTCAGTCCAGCCGGGAAGCTGATTTCCGATCGTGTCGAACTGCTCCTCCGAGCTTGCCTGCTGTATCGTGATACGCTTATTCAGGCGCCCTACATTTGTTTCAAGCATCATCGTCGGTCATCTCCTGCTCCGCTTGCAGCTGCGCTATGATAGATCTTATCGTGTACTGTGCTTTAACGCCTGCTTTCTCCACGGAGTAGCTGCGCTTTTCGTATAGCTCTGTTATGATCACGAGGGCAAGTATTCTCACCCTCGCGTCACTATAATCACACGAGCCTACAGCTGCCTTGATGTACTCAGTTGCAGCGCCCGACATTAGCGTTATTACTTCGTCATCGTCGTCAAAGTCGACCTTTAAAAACTGCTTAATAAGTGTTAGCTCCATGAGGTTCTCCTTTCCGACGACTTATTTATCAGCCGCCCTGCTGTTCTTCGTTTGCTTCCTGCGCGGCAAGTATCTCGGCAATGATCTCTGCCTTAGTTGTTGCTGTAAGTGTTATTTCCAGCTCCTGAGCGAGAGCCTTGAGCTGGGCTACGGTGAGAGCTTCGAGTTCTTCTTGTGACAGCTCATTGTCGCTGTTAGTGTCAGCCTCTTCGAGCGTCATTGTCACGGATTCCTCTTCGTCATCACCTTCCTGGCTCTCGCTTGTCATTCCCCCAGGCTGAGCTTGCCGAAGCAGTAGCACTTGTCGGAGGCGTCAGCCTGAACAACATCCACCCACTCGATGAGGCGGCAGATTGTTGTGTTGCTCATGAAGCCTGCTTCCTTTGAGGATGCGAATGCGATGTTGTCGAGGTCGACGAACTGTACACCGTCCTCGATATTACCGTAATAAATGGGCGCGACATTGTTAGTTGAGTCACTCGGAAGCATAGCATTTGAGTATACTTCGATTGGATATCCCATAAAGAGCTTGCGGGTAGGCTGTGTCGGATCAGGCTGGAGTACAGCTCTGCCGTTAAGATCAAGAGCCTGGTCAAGTACATTGAAGCCGTCCTGATTTGTTATAATCTTTGTGTTGTAAAGCGCAGCAGGATCGAGGTCGACGTTGATCGAGGCCTTAAGTGCTTCCCAGCCGCTGAGGCTCTTCGCAGTCTTATTTGCTTCAAGCTTAGCCTTTGCCATAGCATTTTCTGTGATGACTGCCTTCTTTGCGAATCTTCTCACAATGTAGGCGATAAGATCATTATCTGTGAGTGAGAGCAGCGTATTTGATATCTTGATGAATGCGCCTTTTTCTTTCAGTGACCAGCTCACAGGGGTAAATGTAGGATCGGTTGCATATGTACCATCTGTTCCGTCTGTAAAGTCGATAAGGCCCTCTGTTTCATCATCATCCGAAGGATAACTGCCTGTGAGCGCAGTTGTCTTCAGATAACCACATACCTCTCTGAGACTTCTGAACTGGCGGAGCTTCTCCTTAATTTTGGTACGGATATCCTGAGGAAGGATATACCCTTCACCGTGCTCACCGTTAGGATATGTTACTGAGGGCAGGAGGAGCGCGTCTTCTGCCTCGGTGAGCTTTGTTCCTGAGAACTTCTTGAGGGCGGCACGGATAAAGGAAGCGCTTTCCTTTGCCTTAGTGGCGTCCTTGGCAGCTTCGGTTCCCTGAGAAATCTGAGGCACCTCGATATTTGCTGAGAGCTTATCAAGAGCCTTCTGCTTCTCGATCTTGTCAGCAAGCTCCTGCGCCTGCTTCTGCATCTTGTCAGCGTTCTCAAGATCGTCCTTGTCGAGATAGTCCTGAGCTGTGTTGATGATTACTGCAAGCTTAGCCTGCATCTCTTCGATTTTCGACATAGTCGTTTTCCTTCTTTCTTTATGTTTTATTTGAGGAGCTTCAGGACATCGAGTGACATCTGTAGCTTTCTCTTGCGATTGTTGATATCCTCACCTTCCTGAGGGATAGGAGGTTCGGTCTGCTTAACGCTCTCGCTGATTTTCAGGAGAGCTTCGGGAGTGTTCATATACCGCTTGTAGCTGTCTGATACACAGGCAGCGACAGGCTCTGCGTCAAGGAGCTCGATTGCAAAGTATTCTGCCGCCTGCTCCGCGGTCAACCACGTCTCGCGGTCAATCATGCTCTTGATCTTCTCCTCGGTGGTGCCGTTGATCGCGTGCTCCTTGTATACGTTGATGATAGATTGCTCGCAAGCGTTGAGTGCCTCGATCGCCTTCTTGAAGTCGTTAGCATTGCCCCAGCATCCGCTCCATGGCTTGTGAAGCATGATCTGCGCATACTTAGGAGCTACGACCTTGTCGCAGGCAAACGGGATAATTCCCGCGATGCTCGCGGCGATACCGTCGATGTGTGCAATCTTCTCGCCGGGGTATCTCGCCAGTATGCTGTATATAGCCAGACCTCCGAAGACGTCACCGCCTCCGCTGTTGACATACACATCAAGCTTCTTGTGTCCGCCGCCCTCGGTAGTAAGCTCGGCGAGAAAATCGGCGACGTCCTGAGGGCACTTGTCTTCCTCGAACCACTTGCTGATCCATGTAGCTGAGCAGATGTCACCGTAGAAGCGGAGTTCTGCGCTCTCATCGTCTGTGCTATCATAGATCATATAGCCACAGTCCTTGACTGCGCCTGTCTTGTCTTTCTGAGTGAACTGGTACTTTTTCGTTTTTCTCACCTCCTTATAGTGGCACATAGTCTACGGCTTTGGTGTTCTTCAGCTCGACGCTGAAAACATGGTCGAAGTTATATATTCCGATCCATGCACCTTTTTGCTTGACGATAACAGCCGTGCCGTCGTAAGCGTAGTCGTCCCATTCCCCTTCTTTATAGGCAATGGTTTCACCGCTCTTGAAGGTGATCTCTATTGTGTCAGCATATTCCATTTACTTGTTGCCCCCTTTATCTTTATCGTACTGTGAACCGAGCATATCCAGCGGAATAGCTGCGCCGTTGCCGATGATAAGCTTATCGGTGCCCGGTATGAACGGCAGATTTTCACGCTTTCGGGCCTCTGCAATCTGCAAGAAGCCGCCTGTGATGCCTGTCTGGTATGCCTTGTAGCGAGCCTCGATGTCAGCTCTGAGATAAACGTCGGCATTTGCCTGAATGAATTTTGTCTCCTGGTCCTCGGAGCTGAGAAGCTTGAACGTCGCTTCCTGCTCGTAAGCAGTGAGAACGTTCTGCATCGTGTCGCTGTAGAACGCTCTGTTCTGCTGCTCGATGTTGCTGTATGTACTCTTTTCCATGTCATTGAGCTGGAAGCTCTTGACACCGAAGGCGTTCGCGATGTGTCGAGTAGTGAGCCCGTTGAGCTCGAAGAACTGCGAGTTCACGAGCTTCGTCTCTAGCTGCTGCACGCCGAAGTCTGTCGGTATCGGTATAACTGTACCGGCGTTCTGAGCGCCGGCGAGGTTAGCGAACTTTTTCTTTATCTGAGCACTGCGCACCTTGTCAAGGTCGCCCGTATAGGTGACGATGATAGGATCCTGCAAGCCGTGACTGTACTTTTCGTTCACGACCTGCTGTGCGTATTTCTCCTGGCTGAGAACATCGACAAGATACTTCTGTATCGAATTGCCCTTGATGCCGTCAGTCGAGAAGTACTTGTGATGCACTATCCTGTCGGACGTGTATATCACCTGCCGCGAACTTCGCGGGTCAGTGTACAGGTAGTACACCGAGTTCGGCGAGCTGAGTATGCCCGCATTATCGACTATGATCTCTACATAGTTGCTATCGAGGAGATATACTTCCTCGATCTTGCCGCGCCGGAAGCTGTATACCCAGAACGTATTTCCTGTGCTCAACCTCTGGAATTCTGACGCCCAGAAAAAGTCGTGGGCTGTCATGAACCTGTTCGGTCGAAGCTTCAGGAGCTTGTTGAGGTAGTGATCCGACTCCTTAGCACCGTCGCCGTCCCTCTCGTATACCTTGAAAGGGACCTTCGCGAGGGCATTGCATCGGATCAGCATACAAGCGTAGTACGTCGCAGCGTTAAGGTTGTTCTTCGCCAGAGCACTTGAAAAGCCCTGTCTGTCGAAGAATTCATTCAGCTGCTGGATCGTCACGACGCCCGCGGGCTGTTCCTGCTCCGTGTCGGCAGTCGTTTCCTCTGTTGCCTGCTCCGTGGTGTTCTCCACTTCGTCGGCTATCTTTTTTCTGCGCTTGAACAGCGACATCTTATCACCAGCTTTCACTTTCCAGCCACTTGTCCACGTCTACGGGAGCAGTGACGAATACATGATATAAGGCGAGCTTGAATGCGCAGAGAGTAGCGTCTACCGGGTCTACTCGGCGCTTCGTTGCGTCCTTGTCTATCTTAATTAAACCGTTATTCTTGCGGATAACGGCGTTTCCTATTGCGTAATTCAACAACGGGTTGTTGATAAATACCACGTTCTGACTGTACACCTGTTCGCGGAAGCCTGCTGTGCTCTCGTTCAGGCTCTTGTGCGACTGGTACACTTCCACGACATCGTAGCCTTCGTCGCTGAGCTCAAGCATGAGCTTGCTCGCGTTCGCGGGGTCGAAGCACAAAGACTGTATCACGAGGCCCTGAGAACTACAGAAGCCGCGAACATAATTCATAACGGCGTTCTGATCGACGATCTCGGTATTCGTCACCGTCAGCCAGCCGTTGCGCTCCCATGCGTCGTAAGGCATCTTATCGACGCGGCATCTCTCCATGAGCTTCTCTCGGTTCGGGATGAACGAGTGCGAGAACAGGATATACTTGACGGTACCGTCTGTGCCCTTGTAGGGTATTATGAAGCTCACCGAAGTGAGATCTATTTTCGCGGACATATCGAAGCCGACGTATACCGGAAGTCCTCTGATATCAACGGGGAGCTTGCTGACCTTGCAGCGGTTCCACTTAGCCATATCCATATAGCCGTTATTCCTTGCCTGCACCCAGACGTTCAGCACCTTGGTGAGGAAGGATATGAGCTTTTCGGGGACTTCCTTAGCTATGACGTAGTCGTCGTGCATGAGCTTGCGGCCGGCCGCATACGATGCACGAACCGGGTTCGCCATCTCCACGAGCTTGTCGTATGTCTTATCGCTCAGCTCAATGTCTGTGTCTGCCTCAAAGATATCTATGAGATACTCGTCGTTGACAATATCGGGCTTGTCAGGGTCCAGCACGTCACTGCAATACATATACTCCTGCTGATAGCAAGGACAATTGAGGTCTCTGCCGGCAGTGGTAATGATAAGCAGCAGCGGCTCCTTTGTGTTGGAACCGAGGCCGAGGTCGTAGAACTCTGTTGTCGTGTGCTGGTGGTACTCGTCCAGGATCAGGAAGGCGGGGTTCGTACCGTCTCCGTTCTGTCCGTCCTGCTTACTGAGAGCAACGATAAAGGAGCCTGTCTTCCGATGCACGACTCTATTTGCCGTGCAGTTAAATTTTCGTGCAAGCGGGCTCCTCTTGAGCATCAGCTTGCACTCGTCAACTATGATCTTGGACTGTTCTCTCTTGGTACCTGCACAGTAGCCCTCATAGTGCTCTTCGTTTCTGGTGCTTCCGCAGGACATCTCATAGAGAGCGACACCGCCGAGCTCCTGAGACTTAGCATTCTTTCTGGCTACCTCCTTGAAGTACTTGGTGAACCTTCGGAGATCGTCAGACTTCCTCCGCCAGCCGTAGAGCTGGCAGAGGGTGAAGCGCTGTGAGGTAATGAGCTCGATGCTCTTACCGGCGAGGACTCCCTTCGAGTGGCGGAGGTAATGGAACCACTTGACGATAGCCCTCGCCTGCTCCTCGTCCCAGTAATACGGATAATTGTTGTCAGTATCAAGCTTTTCGAGATCTGCCAGGAAGCGCTGGCAGGCCCATCGGTGCTTTCGGCAGCTTACCCGTCTGCCGTCAATGCACTCTGCCGCGTATCGTTCCAGCTCCTGCCTGATCGTCATCAGATATCACCGAACTCCTCGGTGATGTCTGCCTCTATCTCCGGCAGCTTCGTCGCTGCGAACTTCAAGCGGCTGTCAATTGATAGGCCACACTGCCTGCCGAACTCGCGCATCTCCTTCGCGTGCTTGATCTGTATCTGGATAGCGGGGTTAGCTTGATACGGCGACTTGGGATTTTTCGGAGACTCTATGAGCAGCCCCTTTTCCTTGATCTCCTCCTCAGCCTGGAGATACTTATCCCAGGCGTTGCAGTATGCCGCCAGATTGTTGGCATCAAGATCTCCGAGCATATCCATCTCCGCCATGCTCTCGATCAGTCGGCGATACTCCTTGCGGGCTCTCTTGCTGAGCCAGGTCGGAGCCTTGAGGATATACTTCTTTGGCGTGCGGACAAGGTCCTGCTCCGCTTCGAGTCTTGCTCTTCGCTCCTTGGTGAGATCACCCTTCTGTTCGGAGAGCGGCAAGCGGGTTCTTCCCATTCTCTCCTCACTTTCTGCTGTGCAGTTGACTGCACAGGCTTAGAAAAAATTTTTATTTACAATTTTGCAAAAAGAAAACTACCGCAGCGGTTCATTTTGAGAAGGTCGAAAGTTTTCAACATACCCCCCGGGGTAGTGAGTGCCTCCCGGGCAAGTTCGGAAAATGTTTTCAACGCCTCGACAGTCTCCTGATATTCCGCCTCATATAGGCGATGGACGGCCCTGTGGTGAGCCTCGGTAAGATATATCAGATTACTTTGCTGTAATCGCAGTCGGTAGTCGTTTATCAGCGGTACAATGTGATGTACCGTAAATCCATATTCGATTTTTTTCTCACAGAAAAGACTTATCAAATCCAGCCCAAAACAAGATGAAATGCACTTGTTTCTTGCCTTTTCCCAGTCTGCTGTGAGATAGAATTTTTTAATCTCGGCGTTATACGCACCGAGAGGATTGACTCTGTCTCGCTTGTAGCAGCTGCAAGCCTCTCCGACTTGGAGCTTCCTTCTACAACGTGAGCATATCTTTGATAGCATAGCTTTGTGTGCATATCAGCCCGAGTTGCAGCTCGGGCTCTCTGACTCTGAAAAAAATCTTTGAAAAGGTGGTGCTTTCGCACTGGTGCAAGCTGAGAGTGCCGACCTCTCCGCGCAGGTGTCCGCCCTGCGTTGGTACCGCCGCCTGCATAGCCGCCGAAGCGGCTGATAAGGTTATTGGACTCGGCTTACTGCCGTGGTTGCAGAGGCTGGAATTGCACCAGCGATTTCAAGGTTATGAGCCTTGCGAGATAGCTGCTTCTCCACTCTGCCAGATGCGGGCGCTGCTGCGTCCGCAAAGGGGATGATAAATTCCGATAAGGAGCGAAAGTAGGCGGAGGCTGCCGAGCGTCTCCGCATACCGTAAAGGAAACGCCCGGTAAGGTAGCCCTGATGAAGAATCCGCCTGCCTTCTTAGTTTTACTGTAACACTATTCGCAAAGTGTTACAAGGTTTTTGCAGGTGTTTCAAGGTGCTTTTATAAAAAATATTTCGGAAAGCACGCCGCGAACTTCTTCAGAGCTGCAGCTCGTAGGTTTTCCCGCGTATTCTTGACGGACTTCATGCCGATAGCTTCGGCGACCTGTTCCCACGTCTTGCCGCGAATATAGTACTCTGTGAGCAGAGTGCTGAGCCTGTGATCTCCGATCTGCTGTATCTCGTCGCGGATTCGGAGCTTCAGCTCCTTGAACTTTACAAGATCGCGCTTGATACGTTCGCGCAACTCTTCCGCATACTCTGTATCATCTACAGCCTCAGCGTCATGCAGTTCGCCGTCGAGGCTCTTGATTCGCAGATCTATGTCCTTGACCTGCATCAGATAGTCTTCAGGTGTCATGTAGTTTTTCTCCTTTCTCTTTCGGATGTAGTCGTAGAAGTCGCAGCTTCCTTCGTCACCGTTGCAGCTGCAGGGATCTTTTTCACGGGTGCCGAAGCAGATGCCTTTGCCGTGTTCAACCTGCCAGCATTTACATAGCTGCATCTGCGTCGCCTCCTATCTCGATTATCTCACAAGGTTTTGACTTGTACTTGCAGCGTGCACACTTGCCGCGGGCTCGATTAATCTTGACGGCACGGTTCCGAGCCTCGAAGAACTCTTTCTCGGTCTTATGAAAGGAGCAGAGCTGTCGAGAGCGGGTGCCTGTGCACTGTCCGTTGAGTATGCTGCACTTGTTCAGCTTCCCGGGTGCCAGGAAGTAGCAGGTCTCATTTTCTTCGGTCACTCTTCCTCACCTGCCTGACGTCTGGTGAAGTCATAGAGCCTGTACAGCGTCTCCCGGAAAACAGGATCCGTGACTTCGACAGGTACTATAAGCGCACTGAGGAGCATTCCCTCATTGACCGCGATCACCTTTTCATCTTTTCTCCAGCTGTAGGACAGCAAGATTGCATCAGTGAAGGGCTTCAGATACTTAGCCATTATGAAGTAGATTCTTCCTCCGCCGTAAAGAGGAATGAGATCGCTGCCCTTCCAGTGAAGCATTATCTCCATCGGCTGGAGATCAATCTGCCCTTCCGAGAAGTCATCCTCGCTGACTCTCATAACATCGTACTCGTCAAATGTGAACTTGTCCCATGCGTCATCGTTGATATCGAGGATAGTCTGCATAGTTCTCTCCGAGAGCTTCGGGAGATTGTATATCGGGTAGAGCGATACTCCATCCCCAACCCACTGAGCCGTCTTGCCCTGCATGACTACGATTCTTTTGCGCTGCTTCATCAGCGCGAATAACTTACTGATTTTCATTTGCTTTCTCCTTTCGCTATTGTCGGAGGGAGCTTCAGATAATCCTCGATGAGGTTCTTTGCTTCCTCCCAGTCGTATGCTACGGCTGTCAGGTGCCCCGCAGCTCGCAGGGCCCGCAGCCAGTTCTTTTGGTTCTCGGTCGGGCGGTTCGGCTTGACTTTCATCTCGATATACAAACCGATATATCCACCGTGTGCTGTCGGAAGGCAGACGTCGGGAACGCCGGGCTTGAGTCCCTGTGCTTTCAGTCGTCCGCCTGTTGCCTTGCTTCGCTTGCCCTCATTCGGAATATGATACATCAGGGTGAGCTCTGGGTATTGCTCTTCTGCGAAGTTCGCCCATCGGAAGAGGAAGGTCTGCTCGGCTTCCTCACTGTTTTTCTGAATCCTCTGCACCATGCTGCCTCCTTCTTGTAGTATCTCATTCTCAGAAAGACTCCGCCGTTTACATCGTTGAAGAGTGCCGAAGCATTTGCCAAGTGATATCCTTCGTAGAGCTTCTCATACTCGGCACGGTTCTCCGTGTCCTTGGCAAGCTCGACGATCATTCTCTTGCTGAATCGATTATCCCGCTTCTTCGCTTCCGGAATGATCATATTCCTGCTGCGCTTGTACTTCCTACCGATGAATTCTTTCAACTGCTTCATCATGTACTTGACGAGGTTCGCAATCCCGTTCTCGTCAAAGATCAGCAGGTCAGAGCCGACGATACCCTTGCCCCATAATGCAACGAGGTCAAACAGCTCGACGTCTCCGCTCATAATTAGGTGATGATGATATCTGCCTGAGCGGGATCCCTTCTCGGTGACTGCGATGTACTTCAGCTCAGAGAGCCCACGCTGCTTTCTGTACCTCTTCACTCTGCGCAGGAAGTTCGTCAGCTCCTTCTCAGCTTCTTCATCTGACTGAGGAAGGTGCTGTGATGAATAGGTCAGCTCTACCTTGTAGTCTCTCGGTGTGAAGTTTGCATTTGCAATCCTTATCAGCTTTTCCTCTGCATAGATCTCGTTGAGCTTCTGCTGTACCTCTGATGTAGGCTTTGCTTTCTTTCTCCTGACAGGTGTCTTTGTATACACAGGGTATATCATAACATCCATGTAGTCACCGCACTCGTATCGAGTCTCTCTGTACCAGCTTCTCATTTATCATCTCTCCTCGGAAGTTTTCTTTGTGGTCGTAAAAATAAGATAGATTACAAGCTCATATTCCCGAGCTACACGGGACTGCTTTTTATACTATAATAGTATAGGTATGCGGCTGCTCAGCTGGCAGCCGCTTCCTTCTTATGCTTGTTTGCTCTTTCAAGGGCTGCCTGTTTCATGTTCCAGTAGCCCCTCGCGGAGTCCTCTGTCATGTAAGGCGTTGCTATTTCGGCACCGCATTTTTCACACCTGATCGTGATTTTTAGCTCCAGATCCCTCAGATAGCGGACTTTCTTTCCGTTGCAGTAGTAGCAGTTCTTCACTGTATCACCTTCTTTCGTCTTCGATGCCGAGATCGCGCCGTCGTTCGTGTATCTCTTCTTCGGCCGCTTTGCGCCCGTTGATGTGACCTATTGTATAGATCACAAGTCCGAAGATTGCACATATCAAAACTTCCATTGTCAGACCTCCTTATATATCCGGCTTGATGCCGAGGATGCAGAATCCAGCCTTACAGTATGTAGGATCCCGCAGGATGTATGATACTTTCACTTTCGTTTCTCTGCCTGTCAGGCCGTGTCCGCCTGTTTCCTTCAGGACGAGACTGTCGCCTACCTTGTAGGCTCTGTCGTCTTTGCGGACCTCGAATGTTTTTTCGCCCCTGACTACTGCTGCGAAGTAGTCAGGCAGGATTTTTAATTCATGTGTCATTAGTACTCCCCTTTCAGAACCATATCACCTGCAAGTATCGCCATAGCACAACATACAGGGGATCGGCATTCATAGCGCGTCTTGCCTCTGTCGCAGTCCCAACAGAAGTATGTGATATAAACATATATAGATCTGGCTCCCAGAGGTACATCGAATGTTTTCATCCAGTGTCACCTCCCATTCTTGCGCCGATAGAACAGAAGCACTCGCCGCTCATTGAATATGTGGTAAACTTGCAACTGTACTTGACATACGGAGCTTCGCCTTCGGCTTCATAATGGTGTTCTTTTCTGTATTTACAGTCTTTACAACGTACAATAGGCTGTACGTCTGCTTGCTTGCATTTTTCAATGCACTCCATTGCTATTAATTCAGCTTGTGACAAAAGAACAGCGTTTCTTTCTTGCGAATGGTGGATGTAACTTTTTTTAATATGTCTATACGCTTCATCAAGTGTCATTTTCAGCCCTCCTACCGATAGAACAGAAGCCCTTGCCGCTCATTGAATATGTGGTAAACTTGCAACTGTACTTGACATACGGAGTTTCGCCTTTGGCTTCATAATGGTGTTCTTTTCTGTATTTACAGTCTTTACAATGTACAATAGGCTGAACATCTGTATATCCCTCAATCGCCTTTATCGCCCATTCCATAGCGCGTATATAATCTCTATGTTCATGACGTTCTTCTGCATCCCAATGTATATCATTGTAGTCTTTTGCACTATTATATCTGTTTATCCAATATTCCAGTGCGCGTTCTTTCTTCATAAAATCACCTTTCCTTGCACATATCGTAATATGCCTGATAGTCACTTTCAAGTATAAGAACTGTATCATACTTCTTATACTTTTTGCATAAATTCGGGCTCATTTTCACAGGTTCGGGGCAGCTTTCTATCAGTCATTTTTATCCCCTTCCAGAAGCTTCTTTGCATCTTCCTCGAAGAGGTCTATCCAGCCGCAGGTGGTTCCGAAGTATGACCTGACACACTGGAGGAACTCCTGGAGCAGCGTCACCCTGGTTTCGAGTTCCTGTGAGTATGTATCTTCCGAGAGCTTCTTTTTCAGTTCCATGATATACGCTTTGACTTCCGGCTCTGTATACCATCTGCCGTCTATATACATGATCTTACCTCCTTCATTCAGCCACGCAGACAAGCAGTCATAGCATGAGTGCATTTTCTCGCAGCGCGAGCGCTTCTCCGCGTCTTTGCAGTCTGAGAGCACCTGATAGAGGCACTCGTCTATTCCTTTTGAGATTTTCGATAGCAGGTCTATCAAGGACATCTTATTGATAGTGTCTCTATTCATACGCGATGCCTCCTTTTCAGGCGCACTCCGAACTTCTCATAGTACTCTTGATTCTGCATATCGTGTTTGATACCCATATATACGCCATATGATACTCCGCGAGCGTCAGCTTCGCGAACATCTGCGCACAGTTCTTTCGTCTGCCCCGGGATGCGATATATATCCTTTACCTTACGGCTTGGAGCTGCGTCATAATCACTCATCGTCATCCTCCTTTTCACTAATAGACGGTATGCTTCCGATATCTACCACGCCGCGGGATGTCAGGGGCTCTTTCGGTATCTCTGGAGGTATCTCGACTCTTTCCTTGATACTGTCTTCGCAGACGTGAAGTATTTCAAGTGCTTTCTTGAAATACTGCTTGCGGTCTTCAATGTTCTCAGTATCATTAATGTATTCGACGAGTCCGAGCATATCTCTATAGACTGTGGAGAGCAGCACCTTGAAATTACTCTTGTCTGCGTTCTCGGGTGGCTTCTGGGCTGCCTGCTTCAGTTCTTCGATCTGCTTGAGGAATTCTGCCTTTTCCTTCTCGGCGTTTTCCTTCGCCTGCTCCGCTGCTGCTCTCACAGTCTGCAGACGTGTCTCGATGTCCTTAATCTCCTTCGAGAGCTTCTTCTTTTCCTTTTCAACTTCTTCGGCGATCTTCTGCCTTGTTTCCACACTGGACTTCTTGTACATCTCCAGCTCTGCGTTCACAGCATTCAATTCTTTTCTTATGGAATCTTTCTCTGCGTTCGCAGATATCAGCTCCTGAGTCTTTTTCTTCAGCTGTTCCTCTGTCTCCTTGTCAGGTACAGGGACTTCTTTCGTTGCGACCTGTACGTCCTTCGGGGCGTTCTCGATCTCTTCGAGTCTGGCTTCAAGCTTTCCGTTCTCCTCCTGCAAGAGTGAGAGCTGCTCTCCCTGGTTCTTGCACTTGTCAAGGAGCTCTTCCAGTTCCCTTGTGGTGATCTTGGCGACGTCCTCAGTCTCCATGATCTCAGTCCTGTCCTCGGGGTTCGCAGTAGCCAGCAGCGCGAGCTTCGTGATGCCGAGCTGTGCATTTGACTGCACAAACTCCTCTCCGAGCTTCTCGAATACTGATATATACTGATACGCCTGACGACGTTTGAGGTCGAATTCCTTCTCTGCATAGTCCTCGAACTCGGTATATCCGAGCTCGGTGTACAGCTTATCAATTTTCATGGTGCGGAGATCCTTGCCGATGGCACAGACCGCATTGACCGCTGTCCTGCCGTTAGCTCTGATTCTCTCCGTGATCTGTATAGCTCTGGTAGCTGCAGGGACATTGTTCTCCCCTGCGGCTGCTGTGATTATCTGTTCCATAGTTCCTCCTTATGCAGCAGCTTTTGCTTTTTTCTGCCTCTGCTGCTTTCTCTTGGCTTTTTCCTTGGCCTTCTTACGGTCTGTTTTAACTTGTCTGAGATACTCCGCATATCTGCGCTCGAACTCTATAACTATGGGTGACTTTTCACTGTGACGTTCGTTCCGGAATCCGTGACACTGTACTATGCTGATATCGTTTCCGACTTCTACAGTATAGTACGGCGTTTCCGGGTGCCCCATAGTGCGCAGGAAGAGGATAGTTGTCTTTCCGTCGGCGTGCCTGTCAGAATATCCTCCGACGCAGTGGTCGAGCTTCGCACCTTCCTCGATGATTTCGGCACAGGTCCGCGGCAGCCGCAGGATCAGACCTAGCTCCATGTCCACGACTTCAAGATCACGACGCATGGCGTCTTGCTTGGCGAGCTTCTTCGTGCTTGCAGCGGTTCTTTTCTCTGCGCATAAGTGCATTGTGCGCTGATGTGCTGCAAACATATCCTTCGGCATAGTGATAGTTATGCGTGAGAGATCATATCCGAGCTCCTTGCACTCGTTCAGGTAGTCCCTATACTGGACGATGAAGAAATACGTTCCCTGACCGTTCTGCTTGCGCAGTGCGTAGTCCATGATCTTCTTGCGTGGAATTCCGGTGAGTTTCTCGACTTCCATGATATATGATTGTGAGCCCTTGAACTCCTTGAAGTACTTGACTGTCTCAGCTGATGAACGACCGTGCCAGAAGCTACGGCGAAACTGAGAATATAATCCATACAGTCTGCCGCACTCTTCCTTGATGTACTCAAGCTCAATCTTGTCGAGTCTGAGCATCTTCTTCAGGTCGTTGCTGCGCCAGTTGATACGGTATGAGCTGCCGCGGCCACCGTACCCGTATGCCGTGACTGCTCCGATGTAGTCCCTTGCGAGCAGCCAGAGTCCACCGTGCATGAGATACTCAAGCTGAGGATGCTCTGCATATCTGCACAGCCACTGAATGTACGGTGAAGGCAGCTCTCCCTCCCAGTCCTTGAACAGGTACCGCAGGAAACTGCGCTGAACGCAGTCATGATTGATAAGATGATAAGTATAGTCACCGGAATTATACATACTGCCGAAATTCGGCTCTGAAGCTCTGGTCTTTTTCTTGATCCACTCGGACTTCTGATGCTTGTAGTCCCAGTGGTATCTATACTGTACAGCACTGCCGGGGCTGAGCTCGTACATAGTCACTGTGTACCATTTCAGCTCTGGCTCCAGCTCGAAAGGATCACCTGAGAAAGTCTGCGAGGCCTTGATGCACTGTATACGCATGAGATCTCCTGCGCCTGAGAATACTGCGAGATTACCTGTCACATAGTAAGTCTGTCTTCCACGGTTCATCTGTCTGTATTCTACTTGCGCTCCGCAGTTGGCGCAATAGCCGAGTTCCTTATGCTTATAGTGCTTCGGATTGTTGATTCCGTCCTCATAGCGCTGATGGCAGGCTGTGCAGTAGCAGTCTGTCAGCTTGCTGTCGCGCTCGTCCTCTAAAAACTCGCCACAGGAGCCGACTGCGGGACTGTGATAGCCTCGACGGTAGAAAACAAACTTCGGGAAGTAGTTCTCGATCTCGTCTCTGTGCTCCTCGATGTTGATGAATGAATTGTCCACGTCAGCGCCTCCTCAGAAGTCAAGGAGATCGTCGAGGGATATGCTCAGCGTGTCCTTCTTGTTCTCTGTCATCGTGATAGGCTTCACAGCGCCGCTGCCACCACTGAGGTCAATAGTCATTTTAAAGCTCACCGTCGCGGTCGAGAAGTAAAACTTCACGGCGCGGCGGTATGCTTCGATGTCGGACAGGCAGCTTCCGCAGCCGTTCACTACCTCCTTGAGGCACTCCTGGAAGGTCTTTCCACTCTGTTCGATAGCCTGCTCGAACTCGGGCTCCTGATCGCAGAAGCTTTCAAGGGCTTCCCTTACGGCTGAGGAGATAGCCTCTTCCTTTCTTCCCTTGATATCCTGATAAAAATATTCATCCCTGTTCATAGCTTCCTCCTTATCGTCGTGCAGTCAACTGCACCAGTCTCTTTTGCAGTTTTCTTCTAATTCTTCAAGTTCGTGATGATATATCACGAGCCTTGCTATTGCATAGCCCTTATCGTATGCGTCCTTGACGGGATCGCAGCTCTTTGCAATGCTTGTCCACACTCTGATATTGAGAGATATGTCCTTTTTCGCCGCGCGGTATTCACGGTGTGACCTGATGAACTCCTGTGCCATCTCTACAGGCACAAGAAGCATCGCGATAATGCAGAGCCCCGTCAGTGTGTACGTAAGTATATACGTAAGTATATCTGCTTTCATTGTTCTACCTCTTTTTCTTTCTTTTTCTGTAAAGCCCGGAAGATCATCTGCTCGAATTCGTGTCTCTGGCTGTCCGACAGGATCTTCTCGCCGAGCTTCTTCTTGTATCGCTCATAGAGCGGCAGGATCTGCGGATGGTTCACGTTCAGCTTATATCCGTAGCTGTTCTGCTTTGCATAGATGCTGTTGTTCTGCTCCATGCTCAGCTTCAGAGCGTCTTCATAAAATATTTTCTTTCCCATTCAGACTGCCTCTCCTGATAGACTGATACAGATCCATAGCAGACAGCTCCGACTCTGTCGGAGTATCTCCTCTGATGCCAGTCCAGCGATTGAAGCCATTCTCCTGCAGCTTGTCCCGCAGGAACTTCTCGAAGGGCCGAAGGGCTCGCGCTGTGAAGTAGTTCCAGCCCTCAACAGCGTTCGCGAAGTTGATTTTCTCCTCTCCCTCGACGATCACCGCAGCTGTGCCTTTTTCTTCGTCACACTCGAAAGCGACGAGCTTGATCTTGTATCTGATCATGATATCACCTTCAGCACATCCTTCGAGAGTGCCAGCAAGCTGTCGCCTGTGACATATGCCCTCTTGCTGCTGCCGCCTTTCCATGTGATGATGATGTACTCCAGATCATACGGAGTATGACTGATGCTGTGATACTCCGTAGACTCTATTTCGGTGTCTATTGCCTGCAGGAAGCTAAGCAGCTTACCCTCGGCGAACTCTTTCTTTTCTGCAAAGATCTCTTCGTCTGTTCTCATATCTCTACACCTGCCTTCGTAAGCTCGTCATACAAATCTTCATAGAAAAACGTGTACTTTCTCAGCCGTGTGTCGATGATATCAAGCTCTGCACACAGTTCAGCCCTGCGCTGAAGCAGCTTGTCTACTTTCGACTTGATTTCTGCAAGTTCCTTGTCGTCCTCGTCCTTCGTCTCGGGAGGCCCGTCAAGGATCTCGGGCTTCTTGTAGGTGATGCGCTGCTCCTCGACAGGAATGTCCTGCACGTCGGTGATTATCTTACAGTCAAGCTCTATGTCTTCGGGCGGGATAGAAAGATCCGCCCACTGCTGGGCGAGCTCCTCGTCGGACTCTGCCTGCTCCGTGGTGTCGGGCTCGTCCACCGGCTCCTGTGCCTGCTCCTCGATAATCTCGTCCTCGATGCGCCTCTTATCGTGGCGACCTCCGCAGAATATTCTCAGGTCGACACCGTCGGCCTTGAGAATATCCTTCACATCGCCCTTGGAGATACAGTGCAGGTCGGCTTCAATTCCGAGCTGCTTTTTTCGGTCTGCTGTGCCGAGAATATTCTTGATGATCTCCTTCTTCTCGGCATCGGTGAGCTTTTTCAT